AGTAAGGGCTCGGCGCTTTGCCGTGGTTTAAAACGGAGTCTAACGAAAATGCAAACGATCAAATTCAACACCCAACGCTGTTACAGCCCCAAGGGCCAACGCATCGCCGCCCGCCTGCTAGACAATGGCTCGACCGTATTCGTCGACGTCGACCGCAACATCGAAGGCGTCATCCCGGTTCTATGCGACGCTGAATTCACCGAATCGATTTTTAACTACCGTTGGGTAATGGAATCCTACGACAGCAACTGGTACGCGCAGCCGCAGGAAGAGCACGCCGAAACGATTCGCGAACTTCGCGATTTGATCCTGACACCGGCAACGCCCGCACCGGCAGAACCCGAACCAACGCCCGTATTGACCGATGCAGAAACCGAGCAAACCGAGATCGAATTCGACGATGGCGTGGACGCGCACGACTACGTGGTGACCGGATGCCACGACAAAGACAACACCGAACCCGAGCCGGCGCCCCGACTGGAGATCACCAAACCGAAGATTCAATGGCTGCGCTTGACTCGCGATATCGCGAACCCTCGCCGGGATCGCCGGATGCGGTATGGCTGGCAATCGATTGACGTATTCAAAGCCGGGACGATTTTCGAAGTGTGGCCAGACTCCGACGGTTCGCAATCGGTTTGGTTTGGGACAACTGGCATCGGTGACTTGAAACTTGAAGCCGCATTGATTGAAGCCGGAGAACCTACCATCGGCCACGACTTCGAAGAGATCAAAAAGATAGCCGGCCACGGATACGCGCTTGGGTCGACCGTGATCGACTATGCGCTCGCACAAGGTTGGTTGACCCGCGATCAGATTCTGCAAGCACTCGCCGCCGGCGCCGAATAACCCAAAACCGGGCGGCAATGCCGCCCGCACTAACCCGGAGTCTAGAGAATGAGAGAGATCAAGTATGCAATCCGCCGCGCTATTCGACGCGCAATCAGCCCCTATCGGGTTGTCATCATTGACGCTGACGGGGACCGCTACGTGCACCGCGCGAGAACCACGCGAGAAGCCAGAGGGTGGCTCGGTTGCTATAGATCGGGCATCGGAATCATTTACTCGCGCTCGGGCCGCATGATCGCCGTTCGCATCGTATAAGGGGCCGGCCATGTCATCAATCAGTGACCCCAACAAGATCGCACTATTCAGATTGTGCACACTGCGCACCGCGCTTCGATTAGAGATTAACGGAATGCGCAGCAGCGGACGATCCGCCTATGCAATCCTCAAGGATATGGGATATCGGGGAAACCGTGCCGCCGTCCTGGCCGCAGTTAAGACCGATATCGCCCAGGCATTTAACACAATGGAGAACCAAGCATGAACCACCGCCCATTAAACGAGATCGCCCGCGAGATCAACGAAGATTGGAAACGCCCCTACTTCGCCGCCGTGCCATATCTAAACGCCCTAGCGGGCATGCATTGCATAAGTGATCGGTTTGGATACGACGACGCGCGCGGAATCGTTTTGTATTTTTTGAGTAATGCCGGGTCATGGCGCGGGCCGGTAGCCAAACGGATCAAGGCGGAATTGAAGGCTGCGCTTAAGTAAACCCACGCCGCCCGCATGCGGGCGGCACACAATAGCGCCGGCACCCCGGCGCTATTGTGTGCCGCTGTTGGCATTTAACCGGAGAAAATGATGAAAGACCCGACCGGGTACGTGTTTTTCGAGGGCCGCTCGCCAATTGACGGCGCCCCTATCGTTGGCGTCGCAATAGTCCGCTCGGAGAATCCCAAAACCGGGGACATGGTGCAAACGTACATTCTGCGCAGCGACGTGCACCCATCGGAAGCAATCGCCAACGGGGCGGACCGTTCAATTTGTGGAGATTGCCGGCACCGTCGCGATCCAGTAACCGGCAAACGCACGTGCTACGTGACGCACTTCGGGATCGGATCGGTTTACCGCAGCCTAAAAGCCGGTTTATATCCGCGGGTATCGCCCGCACAATTGCGCCGCATTATCGCTGGCCGGATGATAAGACTAGGCGCCTATGGCGATCCGGCCATGATCCGCGCCAGAGTGTGGCAATCGATCCTCAAACTAGCAGCGGGCCATACGGGTTACTCGCACCAATGGCGCGCCGGATTCGCGCAAGATATCGCGGGCCTATGCATGGCCAGCGTGGACAACCCGGAGGAACTGCTAGACGCCCGCGCGGGCGGATGGCGGACCTTTCGAATCAGGCTAGAGACCGACGCGCTCGCGCCAAACGAGTTCCCATGCCCAGCATCGGATGAAGCCGGGAAACGCCTGCAATGCATCGACTGCGCAGCATGCGACGGCGCCGGCCAAAACACCAAACGGGCATCGCCCGCCATCATTGTGCACGGGACACAATCCCGCCACTTCACCGGAGCCTAGGATGAAATACACCGCCGACCAATTCGCCGCAGACCTCAAAGAACCCTACGCTTGGCCCGGAGGATACCCGCGCTATTTCGTATGCTCTGACGGCGCCGCAATTGCATTTAAGACCGCCGAACAGCAGCGCTGGCAGATCCGACACGCAATCAGAACCAACGATAACCACAGCGGATGGCAGGTCGTCGCGTGCGCTATCAATTGGGAAGACCCGGACCTTTATTGCGACCACACAGGCGAGCGTATCGAATCCGCATATTCTGAGGATCACGCACAATGAAGCTTCATCCCACCCATGCCCAAGCCGCTACCCTAGCGGCAAAACTTCAATCCGACGACCCAGACTGGCAATATCGGGTAGTCCGCGCGCCCACCGCGCGCATCGCCTACGTGGTCGAGGTTCGCGACGAGAGGGGGGTTCACTTGGGATACCTTTAGCGCCCCAGAGCCGGCCCCGGGCCGGCGCATTCTCCGCCCCTTCGGGGGCTTTTTTGTGCCCGCTGATTCGGCCCCCTTCGGGGGCTTTTTTGTTGCCTCGGGTAGGGCGACCATGGGGGATGCAGGCGCGTTCGTTATGCTGACCGTGGGGGATGCAGGCGCGTTTGACTACCGGCAATAATTGCCGGTGAAGTGGCGACCGTGGGGGATGCAGGCGCGTTGCCGGTAGGGGACCGGCAAATATTGCCGGTTTGTGGTAAAAAAACAACAGTCTTAATTTATCCAGTTTTGTCCCGTCCACGGACGGTCTGTAACCCGCGCCAATCCTAGCGCCCCCTGTCCAAGTCCGGCGCGCACCTACATATATATATCTATATCTATATCCCATATATATACACATACAAGGACTCTTGGACGCTTCCTTCCTTTTCCTTTTAGCCTTCTTTGTTTTTTTATTTTTTATACGTCCCTACCGGACTTCGACCCTCCAGACCACGCCACATAAGGGCTTGACTGCGTCCGTACTCTAAGACATACTCGGAAAAATCGTGCAGAACCTAGGACAAACGTGGAAAAATCTCCCTTAAAACACGCCGTGCACTGCCCAAAATGCAACCGCATCCTCCCACCACACCTATTCCGCTACTTGATCTCCCGCAATCAGGCGATAGCCAGAGGCTACTCAGGTGCGCATCCGGTGGCGTTTCGCAGCCACTACTGCAAAGACTGTAGGCACCCAGCCGAACGCAAACTGTCAAAGCTAACCATCCCAGAGCTTAACAACCTAGTCGAGACCGGAGACATTAGTCCGGGATACGCCCAACGGCTGATTGAACAGAGAGTCAAACGCAAGTCCAAGAAGTGCAGCGCCGCGGTGAGGCAGCGATGGGAGCGCCCGCGGTTGGAGGACTGGAACGACGCTATATCCTTTCTTAGGCGAGAGATGGACCTGATCAAACGCCAGCGGCGCTACGCTCAGAAGGTAGACGACCCAAACACGATCACTTTCTGCAACGCGGCCATTGATCTGCTGCGCGACGTACTTGATGACCTCAAGACACGCAAAGCCTTGGGCGAACGCCTAGAACCCAGCGCAGAACCTATCAAGTGGCCAGAGCCAGCGCGTGCAAACGCGGCCAAACTTTGGGGACAGATCGTGCCATCCAGCACCAAACCACCACGACAACCTATTTTTCTTTAGTCAAACGCTTGACTCAGAATCAGAAGTCAAACTAAGATACAGTTTTAATCAACCAAACCGAGGATCGGTAATGACTGCACTGAAGGAAGCGCTGCGCAGCGCAATCGAAGACTGGAACACGCAGGTCACACTAAATACCATGCATGCTACACAACCAGAACCCGCACCCACGCCAACCCAAACGAAGCCACCCAAGGCTAAGATCCTGTTTGACTACATCAAAGCCAACCCCGGCAAGACGCTGAAAGAGATTACGGCGGCGATGGTAGCGCAGGGTGTTGGTGCGTCTACCGCAGACAGCTACGTATACCAGATGATCAGAGCCGGGCACATCCACAGAGACGCTAACAACGCGATTTATTCACTCCAAGCTGAGTACGAACCGATACGCTTACTTGCCGCCGTAGCCACGATGGAATACCCAGCCAAACCCAAGAAAAATAAACCCGGACCAAAAGCCAAGGCCAAGCCCACGCCAAAGCCCAAGACAACTTATCCAATCAACGAACCCACGCCCACACGCACAATACACGTACAGCAAAACCCCAACACTGTCGAGCAAGATGTGGAGATGATCCTGTCCATGCTCAACGTGCGCACCGCACACCAGTTACGCAAAGCACTCAACGAGATGTTCAAATGATCTACGCACACACAACGCCAGAAAAGCCCACACAAAAGCCACAGATGAACGACCCAGTCAACAAGCCAGCGCACTACACGTTCGGCTACTACGAAGTCATCGAGGTACTACAAGACTGGTTCCCGAAAAACCCGTTGCTGTGGCAAGTGGGCAAGTACATTGCCCGCGCTGATCACAAAGGCCGCACTTTAGAGGACCTGCGCAAGGCACGCTACTACTTGCAGCGCGAGATCGACCGCTTAGAGGACCTGTCAGAGAACCAGAAGTAAGGCTATACCCAAATGGGAATAAAACCTGAAGCGCTGGTCAAGAAAAAGATCCGCGCCATCCTAGACGAGTTCGGTGCCTACTATGCAATGCCCATCGGAACCGGGTATGGGAACTCAGGGGTGCCGGACTTCTTGGTGTGCTGTAACGGGCGCTTCATCGGCATCGAGGCCAAAGCTGGGAACAACCAGCCCACCGAGCTTCAAAAGCACAACATCCAGAGGATATTTGACGCGGGCGGCTACGCCCTAGTGATTAACGAAGATACCCTACACGTACTTACGGAGCTATTGGAATGGACGACAAAGAAGTAAAGCAACTCAAAGAGAAGCGGCTTTTAGAGCTACGTGACTGCGTCGCGAAATGTATGGAGGAAGGTGCCAAGGGTCGCGGGTTGTTTCTTTACTCGCATGAGGATGAGAACTATCTGACGGTCTTAACATTTAACGCAGGGCCAGACGTAGTTTGCAATCTAATACACAGCGCCAACGCGCTGATGCAAGACCTGATTGATAGAGCCACGGCAGACGCCCCACCAAAAGAGATGTGGAACTAACACCCAATGACCAAACCCTTCAAACACATAGTCACGATTGACTTTGAGACGCGCTGGTCTAAAGCGGACTATACGTTGTCCAAGATGACAACGGAGGAATACATACGCGACGCCCGATTTAAGGCTTTCGGTGCTTGCCTGCATGAGTATGGATCGGACGAACCCCCGCGCTGGTACAACGGCGAAGACTTGCATGACGCGCTCATGCAGTACGACTGGACTCAGACAGCAATCCTTGCGCACAACGCCCAGTTCGACGTATCTATCCTTGAGTGGAAGTACGACTGTCATCCGTGTTTTATTCTGGACACGCTCAGCATGGCCCGCGCCCTACGTGGAGTCGAGCAAGGAAACTCACTCGCAACACTAGCTCAAGAATTCGACCTACCACCCAAGGGCAACGCCGTACACAACACAGACGGGCTGGAAGAACTAACGCCCGAGATCGAGGCAGAGCTAGCCGAGTACTGCGCGCATGACGTGATGCTGTGCGAAGAGATTTTTGTACGGCTATCTGCCGGATATCCATCCAAGGAACTACGCTTAATTGATCTGACGCTGCGGATGTACACACAGCCGCGCTTGATTCTCGACGGGACGATGCTGGCCAAGGCCATCGATGAGGAGCGTGCGCAGCGCGAAGCATTACTAATTAACCTCGGCATCACAGACGCTGATCTGGCATCCAACCCGAAGTTTGCCCAGCTACTCGAGGCTGTTGGCGTACCCGCGCCTAAAAAGATCAGCAAGACCACGGGCGAGGAGACGCTAGCGCTGGCCAAGAACGACGCCATGTTCCTTGCCATCATGAACGGCGAGAACGAAGCAGCGGCGCTGCTCTGCGAGGCTAGGCTGAAGGTGAAGAGCACGACCGAGCGCACCCGTGCGCAGCGGTTCCTAGACATTAGTAAGCGGGGTGCATTACCTGTACCGCTGAGCTATTACGGCGCCGCTACGGGGCGCTGGACGGCATCCAAGGGCAGTGCAATCAACATGCAGAACCTAAAGCGCGGGAGTTTCCTACGCAAGGCGATACTAGCGCCGATGGGCCACACGATAGTAGTGGGTGACCTGTCCCAGATCGAGCCGCGGGTGCTCGCGTGGCTCTCAGACTACGAGGATATGCTGGACATTTTCCGTTCAGGTGCAGACCCATACGCAGCGTTTGGTGCGCAGATGTTCAACATCCCCGGCATGACCAAAGAGTCCCACCCTGACCTGCGTCAGTCGGCCAAGTCTGCGCTGCTTGGGTGTGGGTACGGCCTCGGGTGGGCGTCATTCGCGTCGCAGTTAATGGTGGGGTTCCTCGGGGCACCGCCGCTGCGCTACAAACGTGATTTCGCTAAGCAGTTGGGGGTGAATCGTTCGTACATAGAGCGGTTCGTGTTGCGCAAAGAAAACGAAGAGCGCCTGCTTGAGATCCCACACACCTGCACCGAGGAAGAACTGCTGGTTCACGCTGTAGCAGCCAAGAAGATCATCGACACGTACCGGGCTACTGCCCATCCAGTAGTTAGTCTGTGGGCGCTGTGTACGAAGCTGATGGTCGACTGCCTAGTGGAAGGTAAGGAGCACACATACAAGTGCCTGACCTTCCGCAAGGGCGAGATCGAGCTACCCAACGGCATGAAGATTCGCTACCCCAACTTGCGCAAAGACGAAGACGGCAACTGGGTGTACGGCAAGGATGCAACGAAGCTTTATGCAGGCAAAATCACTAACAACATCACCCAAGCACTCGCGCGGATCGTGATGACAGACGGCATGCTGCGCGTATCTAGACGCTACCCTGTGGTGGGGACTGTGCACGATGAATTGATCGCTCTAGCGCCCGAGAATGAAGCGCAGGAAGCACTCGACTGGGTGATTGAGCAGATGACAATAGAGCCGTCTTACATGCCGGGGATACCTCTGGCTGCTGATGGCGGCACGAACTTACGTTACGGGGATGCCAAGCAATGATCGAGAAAAAAGTTACGTGGAGTCACTCCAGCCTCAAGGATTTTGAGGGCTGCGCGCGCCGCTATCATGAGGTCAAAGTACTCAAGAACTATCCGTTCACCGATACACAGGCCACTCTATACGGCAAAGAACTACACACCGCGGCTGAGCATTACGTAGCGCACGGCACGCCGTTGCCGGCGCAGTTTGAGTTTGTTCAGCCTGTGCTCGATGCGCTGATATCAAAGAACGGACGCAAGCTGACCGAGTACCAGATGGCGGTGACTAGTGATCTCAAACCCTGCGCATGGGCTGCGGACAATATGTGGGCACGCGGGATCGCTGACTTGCTGATCGTGGACGATGACGATCTGACTGCGTGGGTTGCTGACTATAAGACTGGGAATAACCGCTACCCGGACACTGACCAGCTAAAGCTGATGTCGCTGATGGTGTTCATCCACTTCCCGCACATCCGCCAAGTGAAATCGGCGCTGCTGTTTGTTGTGAAGAACGACATGGTCACGATGTCGATGGAGCGCTGTGAAGCTGAGAAGGCGTGGTGGGAGTACCGCGAGCGGGTTGCTCGCCTTGAAGCAGCGTTCGAAAACGATGTTTGGAATCCACGGCAGACGCCGCTCTGCCCGTGGTGTGTTGTTACGTCTTGTGAATTTAACCCTAAACACTGAGGACTGTATGAAAGCCAAAGCAAAAGCTACGCCAGAACTTGAAGTGACCCTGCAACCGTGCTTTATGCACGGGATCGCGATGTATGTGCCGCACGTAAAAAACCCTAAAGAGTGGGTGACCTATGGCGGAGTCAAGACCAAGACTTTGCAAGAACTGCAACTGATGGGCGCCAAGGTGCGGCACGAAATGATGTATGTGCAGAACCCAGATACTGACTGGATCTCGCACGTGTACCTATGAAGTGTCCAGAGTGCTTTGAATCAATGAGAACTAAAGACACCCGGCAGTGGAAAGACCCCGCTAGAAATTTTGATTGGGTCGAGCGGCGCAGGGTATGTTCTTTATGCAACTATCGCGTGATGACAATCGAAATGCCCAAAGAAGTTTGGGCTAAATACTCGGAAGGTACAAATGAAGAACAAAATGTCTGAAGCTTGGCGTGAGTGGTGGTTAATTACTCACGGCAAAAACACCCCGGCTGGTAGCTACAACACGCTAGAAGCGCCTATGTGGGACGCATGGGAGGCTGCATGGAAAACGGCAGATAAGCAATCTCAAGTTGAGATTACGCACCTCAAAGAACAGTTGATGCGCGCTAACACAAACGATGGCGCATACAAGGCTGCGTTTCTGGCCGGTCAAATGTCTAGGGATAAAAAATGATTGCGCGCGACGACATCATCCGCATGGCGCGGGAGGCTGGGTTTACAACCTTGTCAATAAATGAAGACTTATGGGGTCCATATCTTGAACGCTTCGCCAACCTTGTTGCCGCGCATGAGCGGGAGAAGGTGGCTAAGTGGATGGTCGAACGCAGCTATGCGACAGGGCATGGCGACACCGTTGAAGATCTATTGAAAGAATTAGAGTGGCAAGCTGCGGAGCGGGAACGGGAGGCATGTCGCTTGATAGTGCTAGACAACAGCGACGCTGATGGAATTTGCTGTACTGATGATGTGCTTGAAGCCTTCCGACAAAGGGGAGAGAAATGAATAAAGAAAAAAGTGTTGCATTGGTAAATGGCGTATCAAAACCAATTGGTTCACTCATCATTAAGACAACAGACAATTACATTGCATTCTCTGGGCAAGGTGACATTAAACAGTTTGTTGCAAGTGACCTTGTAACCGACGATGGTCGGACGGTTGGAGAACGGAACCGAGCGGAGCTTCACACAATGCTTGATGAATGGCTTGATGGCACATGGGTAGACTCATGACCTACACCTGCCTACGATGCGGCAGACCAATCCGCACAATCATTGTTAACTGCCCGTACTGCGGAAGGAGTCCGTTATGACTGACCATGAACGCGGGTATCACCAAGGCTACGCAGATGCGATGAATTGGAAAACCCAGAACCATCTTGAACATTTTCCGGGTCGGGAATGGATCGGGCTGACGGATGAGGATTTGGTCATGAACGAACGAATTAAAGAACTTGCTGAACAATGTTGGGATAAAAGATTAGATGGACTTCATTTTGATCAGGAAAAGTTTGCCGAGTTGATTGTGTTGGAATGTCTAAATGTTATTGATGAAGAAGTGAGCGGTATGCTCGGCGTTCATGTTATGAAAAAGATTGCTGAACATTTTGGGATTGAATGATGGATGATGATTATGATGTTGTTATTGACGCATTACAAAAGTATCGTGATGCGTTATGGAAAATGACAGAACAAAATATAAATTCAGAATGTATTCATATGAACATTATGGATGATATACGATTGCGACAAATTGAAGAATTGAATGAAGCAATTAAAGAAAGAAAGTTAGATAGGCATGGCGGATGAACACATGACTGAACAAAGCTCAAAATTAACCGTTATTCCATCATCAAATCAAAAAGTAATGGGGCAAGACCTCATGAATGAATTGCGTGAGGTTATCAATTCGGGTAAGTACGACCACATGACTATTGCAACCGTAATTGGTGTATTAGAAATGACAAAACTGCATTACTGGCAACGTAATTTAACTGAGGATTGAATCATGACTGACCGCGAACTAATGCAACAAGCGCTGGATGCGTTAATGGCTGCTGACCCAGACGACATGGTTTTTGATGCGGAAGGTCACATGGTGTTTCGCAAAGACGTAGCCATCAACGCCCTGCGCGATAGGCTGGCGCAACCAAAAACCCCCGATGTCACCCCCGAAGTCAACCCATATGTGATTGACTGCCCCCGGTGCGGTCATTGCTGTCCACAGTGGGTCGGGCTGACTGATGATGAGATCAAAGAAATTATAGGGCCGTGGGGGAATACGCCAATCAAAGGCTACACCCGCAAACTATTTGACCAGATTGAAGCGAAACTCAAGGATAAAAACGGTGGATAACGAGTTAACCGAAGAGGAACTAGAGAAGCTGATCATGAAGGTGGCGGGGCACATTGATGCGCAGGGGGAGAAAGTTTCCCTTATACCCAAGTGGGTGATGTACCGCCCCGCCGACTTGGAAGCACTTGGGCTTACGCACGAAGATATTGTTAAGTTAATCAAGGAGAAGCACGATGCCACTTAAACCACACCCAACAGACCCAGACAAACTTGTATTTACAGCAGGCGATTACGCAATGCCAACCTACTTCACATCAGAACACGCCATGAGCATGACCCTGCGCGATTACTTTGCGGGACAGGCTATGCAAGCGTTAATAACCAGAGAAACCAAAATGATCCCTGACCCATCGGTGTACGCAGGTGCGGCCTATGACCTTGCAGACGCAATGCTAGAAGCGAGAAGCAAATGAAGCGTGAACTATATGACTTCACAACCCCTCCTGATTCAAAGGGGGCACACGCTAGTTTGTACTACTTCCCGCACAATAAGCAAAGCAGTATTGGACTTCAGTCTCGCGCGCCGGCATATAACGAACCGCCGTGCATGGTGGCTAACTACGACAAAGAAGGCAACCTGCTGTACACGCGGTTCATTTTTAAAGACGGGACATGGAGAGATGACTAAGTACGGAATCCTTGATGACGAAGGCAATGTAGTACGGTGGGTCTGGCACATGCCGCCATACCCTCACATAGTCGAGCGCATCAAACGCAAACGTAAACCCAAGTTGGACTTGTCCAACGTACCAGACGCACTATTTTAGGAGGTTGTATGAGCGGCGGTTATTTTAAATACGAGCAGTTCAAACTGCACCAAATTGCTGACGATATAGAACAGCTTATTGTGGAGAACGATGAGACTGAGTGGGACTACAAGTTCAAACCGGAAACGCTCTACGAACTTGAAACGGCAGTGAACCTGCTGCGCAGAGCATACATTTACGTACAGCGTATTGACTACCTAGTTTCTTCGGATGATTCCGAAGCTACGTTTCTGCGGCGCCTTAACGAACAACTAAAGGATCAAGATGTTTAATGAATATGACGGACTCATTAATGATGGATTTTTTGCTGTGCTGTTGGATTGCATGGCGAACTCTTCTGCTGACATGGTTATTTTTTTACTTGGTGACGGACAGTGAAATACACAATGATTAACTTGAAATGGGATACGCTAAAAGAAGAAGGCGTGGTGGCTACCAAACCAGAATTCGACGGTGCGTATCGGATACTGCAACTAGATGTGTTGCAAGACTGTATCTACGATCTACAAAAACTCTACGACCGCATTCATCAAGAGGAATACCCAAGTGACACACCCCGTACTTGAATACTTAAAAGAACACGGCGAGTTACCGGCAGCAAAAATCTTTATACCCGACATGACTTTGGGCGCAATTAAAAACGCTTTGCGAAAGTTCTACTTTGAGGGTGTGCTGCTGCGCAGAGAGATCCCGATGGACGGGACTAAAGCAAGGATGTACATGGCGTACAGCCTATCGGGCAAAGAACCGGGACCCAGAAAAAGACCCCAAACCAATGAAGAAAGAATAAGAAACGCCGCGCTCAAGAACGAACCAAACTACGCATACCACCTACGCAACTTACCGAGGCATCAAGAATGCGAATCGATCTACTCTTAAACTGGCTGGCCTTTCTTGCGGTGCTGTACGTAGCCTGCCTATGTGCCTACGCGATTGTTGTTTTTAACTGACAGGAGACGCTAAATGCTTGTCAACGGACAATTTGTCAAAGACTGGGACAAATCCCAGATGTGTACCGGGTACTATCGTAAGCAGCAACCCAAGTGGATTTCGTGGGACATGGAGCGCCTGCAAGATTCGCTCCTGTGGGGGAAGCGGCTGCGCCCTACCCTGCTAGATCGCATCAAATACATAGGCTTTACCCGCTAACATGCAGATCATTGAAAACAAAGCGCTTCTTTTCAGGACGCGCAACCCCGACAAGTATTCAATCATCCCCAAGCACAAAGTCTTGGAAGCGGATGAGGATGGCATACATGAGGTGGCCGTCTACTGGGGGCTGGACGAGGCGAGGGTGTTACAGAACCTAGGGGTAAAGAACGTCCCCTCACCCATCACCGGGCGCTACGCATGGCCCGGTCGCTACAAACCCATGCAGCACCAAATAGATACTGCCGCTTTTCTGACAATGCACAGGCGGGCGTTTTGCTTCAATGATCCCGGTACAGGCAAGACGATGTCCGCATTGTGGGCCGCGGACTACCTGATCGAGAAAGGCTACGTGCGCCGGGTGTTGGTGCTGTGCCCGCTCTCGATCATGCAGTCGGCGTGGATGCAGGACTTAAACAACGCCATCATGCACAGGAGCGCCATCGTTGCGCATCACACACAGTCTTCGCGTCGGATCGAGATGATTCAGCAGGACTATGAATTCGTGATCACCAACTACGACGGGCTGGCGCTAGTAGCCCCGGAGATCAACCGCGATGAGCGGTTTGATCTGATCATTGTGGATGAAGCCAACGCTTACAAGAACGCGACGACCAATCGTTGGAAGGCGCTGGCATCGATCTTAAAACCCGAGACGTACCTGTGGATGATGACGGGCACACCTGCTTCGCAGTCACCCGTGGACGCCTACGGCTTAGCCAAACTGGTCAATCCCAATGGCATACCCAAGTACATCTCGGCGTGGCGTGACCAGACGATGCTTAAAATCACGCAGTTTAAGTGGGCGCCCAAACCCAATGCCGCTGAGCTAGTGTTTGATGCGCTGCAACCCGCGATTAGATTTACCAAAGGCCAGTGTCTGGATCTGCCGCCCGTGATCACGGTCACCCGCGACGTACCAATGACGCCACAGCAGAGCAAGTACTACCGTCTACTCAAAGAGCAGATGATGGTCAAGGCGGCTGGGGAGACGATCAGCGCAGTCAATGCAGGCGTAGCCGTGAGCAAGCTGCTTCAGATCAGTTGCGGTGCGGCGTACACAGATGACAAGGAAGTGGTTGAGTTTGACGCCAGCCCGCGGCTGTCTGTACTTGAAGAAGTGTTGGAAGAGACAGAACGCAAAGTGCTGATCTTTGCTATGTTCCGTACCAGCATCGACGCGATCTCGGCGTACCTTAACAAAAAGGGGTATCCCACTGAGCAGATCCAAGGCGATGTCAGCCCAGCCAAGCGTACTCGGATCATCCACGACTTCCAAACCACAGATAACTTGCGGGTGTTGGTGCTACAGCCTGCGGCTGCGGCGCATGGGTTAACGCTGACGGCTGCGGACACGGTGATCTTCTATGGCCCGCTGATGTCGGTTGAGATGTACACGCAGTGTATCGCCCGCGCTGATCGTAAGGGTCAGGACTCGGACAAGGTGACGGTTGTCCACCTTCAGAGCAGCCACATCGAGCGCGAAATGTTCAAGGCAATGAACAGCAAAGTGAGCGAACACGCGCTGCTGGTGAACCTGTTCAATGAAGAGATCAAAAGCTGAACAAACCACTTGCAATGTCAAACGGATCGTGTAGAATGTCAAACACTAGACAAACTTGGAGTGTGAAATGAGCGAAGACACCATTCAGATGGACAAACTCGTCCGCGTTTATCGTAAGATGTCAACCCGCATTCAAGAGTTGACCGCAGAGTATGAGAACACCGTTGAGCCAATCAAGGCGCAGCAAGAGCAGATTAAACTGGCGATCAAGGATCAAATGCTGGCGCTAGGGCTGGCGTCCGTTCGCACGGTAGAAGGTACAGTGGTGATGTCCCAAAAGACGCGCTACTCTACGCAGGACTGGGACTCTTTCAAGAAGTTCGTGCTTGAGCACGAGGCTGTGGATCTGTTGGAGAAGCGCGTAGCGCAGACCAACATGGCGCAGTTTCTGGAAGAGAACCCCGGTCTTGTTCCCCCCGGTCTGAACTCCATGTCGGAGTACAGTATCACTGTCAAAAAGCCAACCACTAAGTAAGGCGATTCCACTATGTCCAACGTAGCTATTTTTAATCCCGCGCAAGTACCTGCTCATGTTCGTGCGCGGACAGAACTTTCGTCAATGGCCAAAGCCCTCGGTGGCGGCGGCGGTAGCGGAGGTAAGCGAATCAGTATTGCAGGCGGCGTGTTCCGTCTGTACCACGGCGGCAAAGAGATTGCGGCTATCGAGGAACGCCACCTCGACGTTGTGATTATCAACGCCGCTGCCCACATTGGTCGGGTCTGGTACGCTAAGTCCTACGATGGTGAAGCAACTTCGCCTGACTGCTGGTCTGCTGATGGCACAACGCCTAGCAATGAATCAAGCAACAAGCAGTCGGACGCTTGCGCAACCTGCCCCAAGAATATTGCGGGATCTGGCCAAGGTAACTCGCGTGCTTGCCGCTATCAGCAGCGCTTGGCTGTTGTGCTACCGAACGATATTGGCGGGGATGTTCTGGCGCTTCAAGTACCAGCCACTTCGATCTGGGACAAAGACGCTAAAGGCGATGACCGTCCGTTGCAGGCATACGCCCGCTTTTTGGGTGCTCAGAAGATCGAGCCAAGTGACGTGGTCACGCGCATCAAGTTTGACACGAAGAGCCAGTCGCCCAAGATGTTCTTCAAGGCAGTTGAGTGGGTTGACGGAAGTGACCTGCCAACCATCGAGATGCAGAGCAAAACGGATGACGCTATCAAGGCGATCACGATGTCGTTCTCTAAGAACGAAGCTGCTGCTCCAGCACCACTGGCACTCGGCGCGCGCCCTGACCGCAAGGTAGAAGCCAAGTCGGAAGCCAAGTCTGCGAAGCTTGAAGCTCTCGTTGCGGACGAAGAGCAGGCTGAAGAGCCGGTTGTTCGCAAGGAAGAGAAGAAGGCGAGCGCGGTGCCGGCCAAGAAGAGTAGTCTAATGGCTATGGTTGACGACTGGGAATAAACCTTTAAAGGGGTTGGGGGCTTCGTGCCCCCGCTAAATATGTCTTACACACAGAAAACAATTGACACCGTTGCTGCAGCGCCCAAGACACTTGGTAACCAGCTTGGGCGCTGGGCTGTCTATCGTGACTTCCCAGTACTACGCATAGCCAAGATCACGGGTGCTACGCGCCAGTCTGTCTACAACTGGTTTTCCGGCAAAGAAATTTTTCCGGCCTATCGGCCCATCATCGAGGCATTAATTCAAATTTTGCGGGCCAATCCTGACCCCGAAATTGCATACCAAGAAGCATGCAAGAAGTTCAATATCAACCCGTAACTTGGGGCGTTCATGGTGCCGTTGCGTTTTTTGACGCAGGTTCTGCCGCCTCCCGGCAACGGGTATTACTGCGCTGCGGAACTATCGCGTAAGAAAGAGCATGTCTTTGGTGAGAACATCGAGGACCTGCAAGCCAAGATTGATGAATGGAACGAAAGGAAATATGACGTTTATTTTGCGCTAGCCACATTCAAGGAAAGCCGTAGCCGGGAAGCAGTCAATGCGCAGACCATCAAGTCTTTCTTCATTGACATGGATGGGTACGAAACCAAAAAGACGGCAGCGCTAGCGCTCAACGGGTTCCTTGAAACAACCGGCCTCTCCCAATTTGGGATACCTTGGATTGTCAGTTCAGGCGGCGGCATCCACGCTTACTGGCCGTTCACCGAGACAGTTAATGTAGATATTTGGAAGCCTGCTGCTGAGAACTTTAAACGCCTTTGCAAGCAGGAAGGTTTACGCATAGACTGGACGGTTCCCGCAGACGCTGCCCGAGTACTCCGTGTTCCGGGGACATGGAACCACAAGAAAAAATACCCAGAGCCGCGCGAGTGCAAGATCTTGGCGGAAGGGGATACGTTTGTCTTTGAGGATTTCGTTGGTCAGATCCTGTCGAAGCTTGTCGCGCCCGCCCCTGCGGCCACGTCAGTGGCTCCGCTTAATCTGCCGGGTACACGCCCAACCAAGTCCGCCACACAACTAAAGCTTGTGGCCAACAGCGCAACTATATTCCGTCTAGTTGAAGAGAAGTCTGGCTGCGGGCAGATCAAGTACTACCGTGAGCATGCTACGCAGGACGGCATGGAGCCAATCTGGCGTGGGCTTTTATCATGGGCCAAGGTTTGTGCGGATAGCGAAGAGGCTGCGACCGACTTAACCGCGCTGCATCCGTACACTAGCGAGCGCATGTCCATAAAACTTGCGGAGATTAAGGGGCCTTATCCCTGCATCAAGATGGACAGCGAGAACCCCGGCGTGTGCACATCGTGTGTACATTGGGGGAAGATCACCAACCCGCTCAAGTTTGGGCGGGAAATACAGACGGACAACACCGAGAAAGAAATCACGTTCGGTCCGGTCGATGAAGATGCTGAAGAGACGCTCTTCGGGATAGACGCCGAAGACGATGATGACGATGACTTGAACAGGCCGGCGCCAATCAAGGTCACTCGCCCTGAACCGCCGCGCGGGTTTAGTTATGGGATCAATGGTGGCGTGTACTGCCAGAAGGAAGAGAAGGACGAAGAAGGCAAGAAGATGACGGTGCAGAAACAGATCCTGCCGTACGATCTGTTTGTAGTGGACATCCTGAAGTACCAGAACGATCACCTAGTTCACATGGTAGCGGTTCGCCCAGACGGCCCAGTGCTAATTAACATGCCGCAGAAAGCGGCAGTAAGTAAAGATGAGACTGTTAAGTGGCTGGCGAACCAGAACATTATTTCTTCGTACGGACAGGGCAGCGACATCAACCTGTTCAACTACGTGCGGGCATGCGTCGAGCAGGCGTCACTCAATAAAAAAGTAATCACCGTCCCATTACGAGCGGGCTGGCAGGACAACGGATCGTTTGTCTACAACGGGCGCATCTTCAACAAGGACGGTTCCGTAGTGACGGTGCCTATGCCGAACTTGGAGAACATCACGCGGATCACGCAGTCCAAGGGCAACTTAGACGATTGGCGCAAGGTCTGGAACCTGTTCATTGAGCGCAAGATGCACACGCTCTTGGCTGTTGCGTTGGATTCGTTTGGCTGTCCGCTCATGCACTTCACCGAGTACGAAGGGTTCGTATGGCACATCGGGGCCAACAAGTCGGGTACAGGTAAGTCGCTAACGCTGAGCGCCAAGGCTGGAGTCTGGGGTCACCCGGTACATTACCGCACAGGCAAAGGTACATCACCCGTAGCTATGCAGAACCGGGCCGGGTTGTTGGGCAGCATGCCGCTGCTAGTCGATGAGATTACAGGCCAGCACCGCAAGGACATGGAGTGGGCGCCGCTTTTTATCTTTGATATGTCCGAGGGCAAGGGCAAAGAGCGCATGGAGGCCGGTGCCAACAAGGAACGTGTTAACGATACGACTTGGGAATTAACATGTACGTTAACTTCGAATGAAAATTTAACCGATTACATGGCCGGCGCTCGGAAGTTTAGCTCGAATGGTGAGCTACTGCGCATGCTGGAGTGGACGCCCAACAACAAGCTTCACTGGAACGCTGAAGAGCGCGAGATCCTGAAGCTACTCAAGCGCAACTACGGCGTGGCCGGTGAGGAGTGGGTGCGCTGGATGGTGCAGAACCGCAAAACCATCAAAGACATCATGCCAAAAGTGCATGCGCAGTTGGAAAAAGAATTCAACTTCACTGACGATGAGCGGTACTGGCACGCAGGTTGTACTGAGATTGTGGCCGCAGGCATTATGCTCGGCAAGAACTATGCCAACATCCTTGAAGTGCCGATTAAGGCAGTGATTGAGGCGCTCAAAGAATTAGTGTTCAAGGCACGCGCAAGCATATCAACCAATGTGCGCAGCGCAGACGATGTGTTGAACTCTTTTACTCGCGACAACTACGGCGGCTTTATCGTATTAAAGAAAGCCGAGGGTCGGCTACTTGCTGCATGGGGCGACGGCGACACAGTAGAGAAGTCAATCACTCGGTCCAAGGTGCTGGGTCGCGTGGAGCACGGGCTGATCCGTCCGGGTTTTATTGATTACTTCATCGAGGAGAACTTACTGCGGCAGCACTGCGTGAGCATGAGCTTTGCATACCACGATTTCAAAACAGAGTTAGCGCAGACTCACTCGATTACATACGTCAAGAAAGACATGCTGGCCAAGACGGGCGGGCCGTCCATGCGGGTGAACGCACTACACATACGCCGCAAGAAAGCAGATGCAGAAGAAGATCCGATACCCTTGGAAGAAGACTAGCGTTGGGAGTGGGTTTTTTGTACCCACGCTCAACCCAGAAAAAACAATAGAGGAGGGGCTACGGGCTGCGGTGCGCTACCGCATTCGGCCCATAGCTACCTACGGGATCAAAGACGGCCTTATCGGAGTGTGGTTCTTTCGGCGTTTTTAAGGAAGTTACGCGACAGCGCAAGCTGCGAGATGTACAGATTCTCTAGCGCCGCATCCTTTTGTTCCGTGGTCATCTGTGGTGAGGACTTGATTATGCGCGCCTGCTTGGCCATCTCACCCAGAGTCTTCTTCATGTAGCCGGCCATGCTCGATGCGGCCAAGACCGAAGCATTTTCGTTGGCAAATCTAGCGGCTTCCTCGGGTTTGCCGTCCTGAATAAGTTTGTTGTACGCGCCCTTGTACTGTTGGATCTCTTCAATGAGATTGTACGTAGCATCGAGCGCGCCGCGTCCCTCGGTCGTTTGGAAGAGCGACCCAATGAGTGGGACTTCTGAAAGCTTAGTAGTGGGCTGCGCTACATTCTCCGCTTCGGGCGCACGCAAGAACACGTTAGCCATCTGGGTGATCGCCATACCCACACCACCAGTGTATCCCCGGATCAAGTAATCAATCTGGATTGGCGACAGTCCGCCTACACCACCAAGCATTTTTGCAAGCTCTGTACTGTTGGTGCGGTAGCGATACTGCGGCAGGATTTCTTTTTCGCGTGACGACTCGATGTCCCCAGAAAAAAGCGAAGAACCGAGGCGCACTTCAAGCGCGGGTTTGAGAGCTTGAGGGATATCAAGCGGTACCGACTGCCCCAAAGCTTTCCAGAGAGCGCTTAATGCGGGCTTGGCTTTCTCATCACCAAACGCCGTGTTAACCATAGCTTCAGGCAGCGCTTTGAACAGGAACCCAATTTCGTAAGGGATCGGGATCTTCAACCAGTTCTCTTTGGTCAGGCCCAGCGTTGGCACCCACCAGTAACCGTAGCGCTCCTCTGGCTTAGCGCGTTTGTAGTCCTCATCATCTTGCATGATCGCGGCGTATGCAAAAGACGACATGGCCAACAGCGTTGCTCGTGCTGCGAACCGTTGAGCAACCTCAAGTTTGTCGGCACCCGGCAACTGCCCGCGCATCGAGCGATACAGAACGTCCAGACCTTGAACCTGCGAGTGCATAAACGGCGTCAGACTTGCCAGCAAATACATACTGGGCGACGTGCCCCGGCGGCTAAAGTTCATCGACTCAAGCGTACGCATCAGCGCCTGCTGGTGGGACATCCCCTTCTTGATTGAGTCTTCGTAGATCACCTGCCGGGTAGCCGCATCGGACTGCTGGGCAACGGTGTCGAGCTTAGAGAACGCCCGTTGCAGACTCCACTTGCCGGCGGTGAGATCTTCCAAGAACTTGGTCATGTCGCGGGAGTCGCCCACCAAGATGTTGCTGCTGGTTGCACCTGCACGCTGAAGCCGCTGTGCTGTGGTGTCTTTGCCGGTGGCCATTTTAGCCAGCGTGGAAAACGAATCGAGGATCGGGATCGTGCTGGTGCCGCTCTGTACCCACGCCGAGACAGGATCGCGAACAAGCTGGCGAAATATGTAGAGCGGATTGCGAACCGTAAACTTGCGGAAGATATCTCCCGGCACACCCAGCATGCGCACAATCGTGGGCATCGCAACCTTGATACCTTCAAGACCCTCGACAATCATCTGCGCGGGGATACCGTACATATCGGTATCAATGATGGCGTGATGCTCCACACCATTCACCCGGAAGTGAACCACATTGTCCGTATACGGACCCTTGGACGCTACGATCCGACTGGCAATCCCCAGATCTTTGAGCACAAACGCTGTGTCTTTAACGGTCTGATTGCGCATCGCCATGTTGATCAGCATACTGGTGTTTTGTACAGCACTCGTAAACACCGGCAGAATTTGTTCGCTGTCGCCAAGCAATTCTTTCAAGCGGGGTTCGCTCTTGATGTTGCCGATACGGATCGAGCGGCGCTCGTCACCCGTCTCCATGCGGATGTTGCCTTCCTTGTCTACGCGATAGAACGGTACGTAGGTGATGCTCTTGAGTTCCGCCGCTTTCTGTTTGGACATAGCGCCGGTCTGAACCAAGAAGTCCAGCAGTCCAGCGTTGTAGTTTTGATAGATCTTCTCGGCTGCTTCAAATGCAGCCTTGTCAGCAGGGTTCTGCTTCAGGTGCGCAAGAACTTCCTTGTATTCGTTCTCGGCTTCGACTGGATTATCAAAGCGTAGTTTGTTCCAACCAACTTGTTCGGCACGCTTGCCGGCTAGGTAAACAGTGAATGCGTTCTCGCGGTCTTCTTCCTTGTAGCCCTTGGCTTTTTCTAGCGCCTGCGCCATGCCAACTAGCGTTGGTCCACCCGCATCATTTTCGTAGAAGTACTCCGTGCCGGCATTGGTCTTTTCACTGCGAAGACGCGGAGGCCCACTGGTAACTGTCTGCCCAACAATGTCGCTGCGCTGCTGACCAAAGCGTAGGAAGTACATCAGGTTCTGTGCGCGCAAGGCATCAATAACTTTAGAGTCCAGTCCTTTTTTAATGACATCTTCCAACGCCGCATACTGATCAAAGATCCGCTGACGCAGCTTCAGCGCCTTCGTATTGGTCTTGTCTTTCAACCCAGCCATCGTAGCGTCCCGGCTACTCGCGCCGGTCAGCCCCGTGTAGAGCGACATCAAATCATCGGCAGTGCTGGTGCGCTGGGCAACGACAGACTTGGTAGGTTTGCGTGAGCGGTAGAGGACATCGCCTTCCTTGGCTGTTGGCTTACCCGAAGGTGCAATCTTCGCCAGTGCCTTCACCGTCTCGCTTGGCTTTGTAGTCACACCGCTCACATACTTGTGCGAGTCGCGGATCAGGCGAATGATCTCGGAGTCACCGATAGGTGCGTCCTTCCAGATGCCCCACTGCCGCAGCTTGGTGCGGATTAGGTTTACCAAGCGGTTCATCCAGTTCAGCGACACATCCTTCTCGGCACGCTCGGCAATGCTTTCCTCGGTCGCTACTTCCAGCGACATGTCTGGGTTGTCCTGCATCCGGGCGTTGGCCTCGGCTTGGATCTGTTTGCTGTTCTGGTAGATCGAGCGCATCACTGCCGGGTACGAATTGCCTAGCACCCCACGCAGACCAAAGTGACCAACCATTTCGTGGGAGATCGTCTTGCCTACGTCCGCGCCATCAATCAAGTTGTCGCCCACCAAGTAGATCGTCTCGGTTGGCGGGTGATACATACCCGGCGCGCTCTGCGTACCGTCGCGCTCCATCTGCGCTTGGATCTTCTCGGGCAATTCAGAGATGGACTGCACCACCGTGATCTTGGGCGCCACCGGCAGTTGCCGGAACGGCTTGATCAGATCTTCAATTTCTGCGGTTGGCATCCCGGCGGCTTGCTCGCCTTGGGAGCGGAACAAAGAACCTTGACCAGTGAATGTTTTTTCTGGGCCTCGTTTTTGTGACCCTGAATCCATGGCCGCATCGACGGCATTTGGCGCTATGGCGCCATTATTTTTTGCAGTTTTAGCGATGCCGTCGAGGAACTTCTGCATAGACTGTGCAGGCAGATACTTCTGCTGCATCGCGTTTGCATAGAACCGACGCATCGCTGCGCCCAGCTTGGCAAAGAACTTCTCAACAACCGTAAGCGGCTTGTCCGTGGTGGTGGACCAGCGCGAAACTTGATCTGCGTACCACTCACCAAATTTGCTCCAATAAAAAGTGAGTTCTTTTGATTGCAGACCTTCGGTAACAGTTGTGGTCTTGCCCGTAGTTTTAGCGCGCAAACCCGCTATGTGTTCGCGCGCGGTCTTGCCTTTGTTTGATGCCAACCACTTGTCATAGTCAGCTTTGATTGCCGCTTGAGTTTCTGCGGGGGCTTTTTTGAAAACATCCTTTTCATGTACGTGCCCAAGTTCGTGGGCAATAAGCTCCAGCTCAAGAGACTTGCTAGTGGACGGCGCATACGTAATGTAGTAGCTGTCATCAGCAGCCATGTATCGTGCAGACCCACGTTCATTCGGGTCAAGTCCTGTCGAACCAACAGCGCGATGCGGCCCGGTAAACTTGTCCCTATCCGCTTTGGCGTCTTCAACTGTGCTGACATACACACGCGCGTCAATACCAAGAAGCTTTTTCCACCCCTCAATAATCCCTCGGTATTCTGCGGGGACACTACTAGAGAACGCCAGCCCGTTTGCGTCATGCTTTATGAACGGGTTTTTTGCATGCTTCTTTGCATCCGCAGCTTCCAAGTCTTTTTTAACTTGGCGCATTTTTTTGAGGATTTCTGCCGGTATTTGGTTTCCGGTAAAATTATCCACATCAACTTTAGCCCGCAGAGTGCCTATGGTGGCCACATAAAGTGGTTGCCCAGTCTGGTCGCCGTACCCACGGACAAGCCCAAATTTGCCTTCCTGCCACACCAGTTTGCCGGACACATCTTTGGCGATATTTTCTGCATCCCTGCGTTGGGCGTCGGTGGTCCCGACTGAGAACATCGCGTCTTGATCGTCTGACTCGTCTTGCGCATCCTGCGCCAAGGTGCCTTCGGCAGGCGGGGCGTTTTTGTTTTTGTTTTTGTTTCGCTTAGCGCTTCTTTCTCGCGCCGCAGCGGCCTTCAATAGGTCGACAAGTCGTACAAGCCTGTCTTTCAAAATAGTCAGTGGAGCTTCTTCTGTACCAATCAGCGCTATCTCTTCATCGGCTCTATCTTTGTTGATTATCTTCGCCGCTTCAAGCTCTTTGATAAGCGCCTGTATTTTTGGCGTATTGTCTTCGCCGACAATAGTCTCGGCTTGTAGCGCGTCGATCTGCTTGATTGCGTTTTCTAGATCTTCCGCATCAACTCCAAGCCGTGCAGGCGTAACCTCCATATTAACTTGCGGTTGTTCAACAGCCTCGGCAGGCTTCATTGCTGCACGGATCTCGCCAACCAAATCGGAGTTGGTGGTCCAGTTATCCCATGCTGACTTGAGTTGTCGCAGATCCGCAATACGGCGCTTGACCGCTTCCGGGTCTTTGATGTCGATACCTTCGGCGGCGGCAAGCTTGGGGTTTTTGCTAGCACCCGTGATAGCACTTAGCCGTTGACCAACCTCACGCTGCTTTTGCGTGGCGATCTTGGCCATCTCTTGGGCTTCAAGCATGGCGCTCTCATCAAACCCAAACATGTCAGCCATGCCGCCTTCAGCGGGCTTGGGCGCAATCACTTGAACCGCGCGCATCAGGTTGAGCGCTTCGGCAGCAGACTTGTTCTGTGCGGCTTTAATTGCAACCGCTTGGATTCTTGAATCTTTTGGCGCTTCGGTTGCTATGGACGCCGCAAGACTGTCACTAACTTGCTTAGCGCGGTGGGCAGCGATCAGTTCTGGGCTACCATTTGTGGCGATCTCAATAGCTTCTTCACCTTTGCCGCGCGTCAACCCGCGAGCATCGGCCTCTTCTTTTGAAAGCTGCGCGCCTTGAAAGTAGTTGACGTAGTCAGACACGGTCCCCTGATCGTCGCGGATATTGATCTCCGCATCCATCGTTGCTGCTTGCTTTTTATCGAACCCGGCAGATTCATCAAAAATCTGTGCAGCAATTGTCTGCCTGCCCGAGCGCTTAGCCAGATCCCAACGGTGTCGTCCAGAAATAATTTCTAAGCTGCCATCGAGGCGACGCCACACTTGGATCGGTGCGACCGCATATTTTGCAAATTCACCTTTAAGGGGCTTGACAACCCCTTTTTCGTTTGCGCCCTCTTTGAACTGCGGCACATCCTTGGACAGCTTGAGTTCATTGACTGGCAACCAAACCGGAGGTACGTCTTCAATCGCGTGTTGGACTGGGCCGGCGGGTGGGATTTCAGTAGTTTTGGTTTCTACTTTAGGCGCTTCAGCAGCAGGCGCAGTAGTTGTTTCCTTGATGACTTCGCGCTTATTGCCTTTTAGTGGCGTCACTACGCCGGCTTTTTCCAAGTCCATCAGCAGTTGCGCTGCGACTTGGCGTTTGACGTTAAGCCCCTGTTCAAGATGTGTGATGTTGGCTTTGCCGGTGTCGCGCACAAACTTCGTGGCGCGGTCCAGATCCACATCCCCAAACATCTCCATCGGTGTGGGGAGATCAAACGGAGCATTCAGATCAGCAACAGACCTAGCCCCAAACATCTCGTAGGGCGTGGGGAAATTGTATGGCGTGATCGACGGGGGCGGCGCCTCTTCTTTAGGCGCAAGCTCTTCAGCCGCAGGCATTTCTGTCACAGGCGCGGCTACTTCGGGCTGTTCAGCAACCGGAGTACGGGACGGTCGGCCCTCGACAAGCGCACGCATTTGTTGAAGCTTGGCAAGCTTTTCTGCCTGTTTACGCACAGTATCGAAGTCGCCAACTTCAGCGGCCTTGGCCATTTCTTTTTGCGTAGCCGCAAGTTTTTTGTCCAAAGCATCAGCGGTTTCTATTGTACCGCCAGCACCTTCAATAGCTTTGCCAAGTTCGCCAACCTGCTTAGTCAGCGCCTGCCACTGATCGTGTAAAGGAATGATTGCCGTGGAGTCACCGCTGCCAGCCGCCGCTTGAATCTGTGCACCAAGTTGATCACGCTGCTGATACAGCGCATCATACTGATCCATCAAGTCCGTAACTGTTGGAGGTGCGGGCGGTGCCGCAGGTGGTGCGGCAGGTGCAGCCGCAGGCTGTGCTGCTGCCTGTGTTGCTTGACGCTGGGCAACCAGCGGTTTAATTAGGTCTTCGCGTTGCCGGTATGCGTCGCGCAAGGGGCGGAGAATATTCTCCATGTGGTCTGACGCCGCTTCGCGTGCGCCAGCGGTATCCTCTTCCCACTTGGCATAGTCTTGGGGTTTTTTCTTTTTGCTGGGCGCAGCAGGTATAGCCGCACTTAACCGGCTGGCTTCTTCTTTGGCTGCGGTGTAGTCATCAAACAGCTTGAGTAGGTTTGCGGGTTGTGTGGCCGCAGCTTCTTGTGCAGCAAGGGCAGCGTCTGCTGCCTGTTTCTTACGCTGTGCAATCTCAGCGCGAGCGCCACTGCGCTCACTAATCCGACCTACGCCGCCCAGCGGGGAAGTCAATATAGCTTGGAATGCTGTGTTCCCGTACTCAGCCAATGCTTCGTCATTAGTTAGTGGCAGGCCGGCCTGCGCACGCTCAAGCATTTGCTGCGTGATTCCGATTGGTACTTCGACAGTGCCCTTAGCCGTGCCTTTGAGTAGCGTGCCGGCGCTTATTTCGCCCCTGCTTAGCTTGGGTAACAGCTTTTCTGATGCCAGCTTCTCGAGTTCTTGCGCAGACTTCTTGGCTACCTGATCATCAGTAAAGCCCAGCATCCGTCCAAGGACGCCTTTGCCCATCAACAACCTGTTTTCAATGACATCAAGCGCTGCGCCCGGAATAGCTGTGCCATAAGCGGCTGCGGGGTTAACGTCAACAGGCTTGCCTTCGGCTATTTGTGCGCGAGCTTGCGCTTCCAGATTTGCCCCAGCAGTGGGAACATACGAAGACAAATACTGGCCGGCCAGTGCGCCCAAACCGCCACCACCAATAGCCCCCAAAGGCCCAAGGAACCTACCAGCCATAGCACCTGCGCGAGCGCCGGCGCCCATTGAGGCTAGCTGCGGAACCTGCTCAGCAATCGCATACGGAATCATCCCCACTGCTTGACCCGCAGCAGATAGCAGCCCGTCTTCTTCGTAAGTTTTCTTTACTTTTTCCAGCGACACTTGGCTGGGGCGAGCTTTCTCAATCTCTTCCATGCGGGCAATACCCGCCTTGGCTGCTTCGCTACCGCCGCCTAGACCCGTACGAAATTGCGAACCGTATCTTTGCGCCCCACCAATAAGTGCAGACCCAAGGCCAGTCTTTGGTGCGACTTCAGGGAGCTTCGGCGCCAGTGATTCTACAGGGCTAAGTCCAAAAGCTTTGGGATACTTTTCAAACGCCGCTGCCCAAGCGTCTTCTGGTTTTTCACCTTCTTTTAAAGGGAAGTACCCGCCATCAGGAAGCTGGATATATTGCGGCATGTTTAACGACCGTAGACTTGGGCTGTTCCGGGGTTGGTAGTGGTGTTAATACCGCCAGCAATTCCTTGATTAAACAGACTGTAGGCACGCTTTTGTTCCATGAACTCTTTTATCCAAGCCTGTTTATCTTTCATTGGCGGGAGCACTGCGCCTGTTGTTGCCGCCGCTTTCGCATGCTCTAGCGCTTGTTTTTCGTATGCCGCCAGCGCAGTGTCAATATCATTGACACTATTCATAAACTCGACACCTTTACGAATTTGCGCTGAAGTCGGGATTGTGCCGGGTGGGGCACCGCCAAGCTCTGCATAAAACCTAGCTTGCGCGGATGGCAGGTTAGCCGCAAACAGTGCCGCTTGTTTTTGCGCTTCAATCTGCGCCTGTGTGTTAGCTGCTGATGCTGCGCGATTGGCTGCGTTTTCTTGTTGGGTAAAACCAAACTGTGCTTTGGTTTGTTTCCACTGCTCGGCTGTTTGATTAGCCAAACTATAGATATTCCCCGCTAGCGCACGATCACCGCCGGCAAGCCTTAACGTACCATCAAGCATGTTTTGTTTGCGGCTTTCATCTCTATCGGCAATGCGTTGTTTAAGCGAAAACTCGCGATCAAAGTCACGTTCTTTCTGCGCATCACGTAGATTTTCAAGATCGGCGTCCATACGAGCCAAATCTTTTTTAGCAGCCTTGAAGTCCTTCATGGCTGCTTGTGCGTCCTTGACCCCGACTTGCAAACCTTGTGCAATGTTCTGCATGGCGTTGCGCGAAGTGCCGGATGCCATAGCTAAACCGGCGGAGATCAAAAAGTTAGCGCCGCGCTCGCCCCTTTCTTTTTCAAGTTCTCTGCGCTGTTCTTCAATATACGCTTCGGTTTTTTGCCCAACTTCTTTTGACGGGCGTGTTTTAAAAAATTCAAGCGTCTCTTTGTCTCGCCGCTCCCCTGCTCTATTAAGTAGCGTTTGCCCTTCGATATATTCCGGCAACAAAGAAAACTGCCCCGCTTCACGTATAGCTTGTTCAGGGGTTTTACCTACCGTCGCTCCTTCGGGAATAAGTGAATTAATCCCTGTTGTGGACGGTCTTCCTGCACCTGTACTTAAACGTGAACGATCTCCACCAAGCGATCTATAAAGATCCGCAAATGATTGTTGGGGCGCTGCTGGGGCCGCAGGCGCAGGCGGCGCTGAAGGAGGGGGCATAGTTGCGTCGCCATATACTGGCCGACCCGTTGCGTACTCTTCCGCCGAGGGCGGAGCAACACTACGAATACCGCTTCTTGCTTCGCGCTGTTGAGCAACCTGTGCTTGGACCCCCGGAAGCTCACGCGCGCGATTAGCGGCAATGTCGTACTCTTCCGTCTTACCGCCGGGAAGCAGGTTACCAATTCCGCGTGTTATAAAAGAACCCATTGATTCTTGGCCCGCATACAACTCAGGTCCAGTAAGCGCGGTAACTTTTGGAGCGGCAACAGCGCTAGTTTGTGCAGGAATAGAAGCAAGATCTCTTGGGGGCGCAGCAGCCGCACCCTTTCTGTTCCTAATAAACCGCTCAATCGCATCCTCGGATATTCCGTACTCCCGACCCCGCGCACGCATCTCGTCTTCGCTAACATTTTCAAACATAGATGGGGGCGTACCAGCAGCCATACGAATCTCGCCGCCATCAGCATACCCAGCGATCCCGCCGTCAGCCATCTGCTCCATGTTAGGCGCGGGTAGTTGCCCGATACCTTGCTGCTCTGGCAACGGAGGGGGCGAGGCCGGGGGCATCTGCATTCCCGGCGGACCTTGTGGGGGCATACCCTGCGGTGGTGGTTGGCCTTGTGGCCCTCCGGGTGGGGGCATTGGCGCTCCGCCTTGCGGACCCCCCTGCATTGGTGGCTGCTGCCCACCAAGAGCTTGCAGTGCTTGGTCTACAACTGTGGGTTGTTTCTGTCCAGACATCAGCCCTTGCAGCCGCGCCACTTCTTCTTTGCGATCCTTGTCAATCTGCATTGCAAGACCGACCGCAACAGCATCGTCGTGATGCATAGCAGCAAACTGCTGCAACTGCGGACCTGTCATCCGCTCAAGCATTGGCTGGAGTTTTGCGATGTTAGGCAGCATACCGATACCTTACCCGATTTTTGAAATTGCTAGCGCGGAAAGTCCAGAAGGCACGCGCTTAACTTGCCCGCCTTTTTTACCACCAAAAGCTTTGTACATCTGCGCAGCCCCTATGCCTGCGGTTCCAAGACCTGCCAGTTGTGAAACCATACTTGGTGCTGCCTGATACATTGTCTGCGATGCGTTTGTCGGCGTACCGCGGAGGATATCCGACATGTACCCAACCTGCTGCATTGGGTAGCGCTGCTGATTAAGGAAGTCTTGGTATTGCTGGCCCAGAATGTCTTGGTTCAGGCGCTGCTGTTGCCCGCCCATCTGGTTCTGGAAGTTGTAGATGCCTTGCATCTGGTTGGTGTACTGGTTTCCTAAGTTACCGTACTGCCCCATGCCCTGCATACCGGCCTGCAAACCTTGCAACCCAAGCCCAGCGCCATACTGGCGTGACTGTTCGTTTAGTTGGTTGGCGGCTTGGCCATACTGCGCGCCCATACCTGCGGCCTGCATTTGCTGACCATACCCAAACTGCCGTGAAGCTTCAGCCTGTTGCTGAGCATTAGCGCGTGCTTGTTGATTAAGCTGCTGCGCTTGCATGTTTAGCTGGGGGTTCTGCATCGCAGCTTGTTGATTGAACTGCCCCTGCTGCATCCCGTACTGACCGGCCAGCCCTTGGTTAGCTAGCGCAATCTGGTTCTGTGCTTGCTGATTAGCTAAGTTTGTCTGCTGACCAAACTGCCCCTGCTGTAAACCGTACTGCCCCGCCAACCCCTGATTAGCCAGAGCAATTTGATTCTGTGCTTGCTGGTTGGCCAAGTTTGTTTGTTGCTGGTTTTGTGCGTTTTGTTGGTTAGCCTGCTGCCCGAACTGCCCCTGTTGCAGCCCGTACTGTCCTTGGAGCGCTTGATTAGCAAGGTTGGCTTGCTGTTGCAACTGCGCATTTTGTAGGCCGGTGTTGTACCCCATCTGTTGGTTAGCAAGCCCAGCCTGCAAACCAGTCGCTTGATTAAGTTGCTGCGCGGTCAGCCCAGTCTGTGCGCCAAGACCTTGGGTTTGTAGCGCGGCGCTAAGATTCTGCACGCCAGCCTGCTGTTGGGCTTGTTGATTAGCAAGGTCTGCCTGAAGTCTGCTTGCAGCTTCAGTATTGTATTGGCCCATGCCTGACTGATATGCACCCTGCAAACCTTTGGCTTGAATGTCACCAAGCTGCGTAGCCAAATTACGATTAGCTTCAGCGTTCTCTAGCGCTGCGGCAGACCCGCCGTATGCGCCTTGTTGTGCTCTTGCGCCTCTTCGTTG